CCATCACCAAAGCACAACTTGCCGATGATGAGCAGAAACCAAAGAGAAGAAGAAAGAATGAGCAATGAAGAAACACACAATGACATACCTAAACCATTTCGGATATGACATAAGTGACTTCATCCCTTGTGAGGTGTGTGGAAAAACGGCAATTGACATCCATCACCTTGAGGCGAGAGGTTTAGGGGGAAGCAAGGAAGCGGACAACATTGAAAACCTGATGGCATTATGTCGTGAGGATCACATCAAGTTTGGAGATAAGAAACAATACAAGGAGTGGTTGAAATCTATTCACGAACAAAGATTGTCAATGGTAAAATAAATTCGGGATAAATTCGGGAATATGGCAATACAAGAGAAGCAACCACACGGAGGGAGTTTGACAAGACCGGAGAAAGGAGAAGTCCTAAATCCGCACGGCAGACCAAAGAAGTTGATCACCCAATTGAAAGAAATTGGATATCAAAAAAGCCAAGTTGAGGATACCGTCAATACAATGCTCACGATGTCACGCAAAGACCTTGAGAAGATAGACAAGGGTGATGAGTTCACTATACTAGAGAGAATCATTGCCGGTGCATTATTGAAATCGCACGACAAAAACTCCTTGTTCAACTTGGAGATGTTGTTAACACGATCACAAGGCAAACCAAAAGAGACAATTGACCAAACAATAGAAAGTAAGAATTTCACAATAACACTTAATTTAGATGAAAGCAAACTGGAGAGATGAGAACATCCTACCACCTGAAGATGAACGACTTTGTGTGGTGAGTGATAACCAAGAAATCAAACACCTTGCCCGTTACATTGAGGGTTATTGGATTGATGAATTCACAGGGAACTTTGTGGAGATGTTGTACTGGATGCCCATCCCCTTACTGCCGTACGAATGACATCACAAGACAAAGCACAAGAAATTAAAGAATCGTTCAACAACTCGTTGACGGTTAAGGATTGCTCATTGGTTGCAGTTGACCAAATCATTGAGGCGTTGTCTCATAAAACTTGGGAGAATCGCAATGAATTGATGTTTTATTTGGAGGTCAAACAAATACTGCAAGAACTATGAAAGTAATCCAGTCAGGGCATCTTGGTGATTTGATCTATTCACTTACGGCAACCAAGCGAGTTGCAGAGTTACACGGTGCGGTAGATTTTCACATCGGATTCCGTGAGCAGAATACTGTTGCCGGTCATCCAAGCGGAGGATACTGTATGAACTTAAACTCATACGAATACATCAAACCATTACTTGAGCATCAGTCGTACATCAAAGGCGTTCATATGCATACCCATAGTGATATGTGGTATGACTTTGATAAGTTCAGGCGTCACGGATTAAATCTTGCTGCTGGTGATTTGAGACGGAATCACTTTCTTGTCTATCCTGAATTGATAACAGACCTTCACGAACCTTGCATTGAAGCGAATGAACCTATCCCATACTTTGCGGACAAGATTCTTTTGAACTTCTCTGCTCGTTATCGCAATCACGATATCAACTATTTCCCATTGAAGGAACACAAGTGCGTTTTCTTTGGCTACGAATCCGAATACATCGCATTCACCGAGAGATGGCAGTTGGATTGTGAACTCTTAAAATGTCAGGATGCTTTGATGTTGGCAACAATTGTCGGCAGTTGCAAGGCGTTCATTGGGAATCAGTCAAGCACCTACGCAATCGCAGAGCAGATGAAGGTAAAACGATTGCTTGAGGTGTGTGTTCACTCACCAAATGTTATCCCCGTAAACAATGGCTTTGACTATGTCACCAATCAAGGCTTTAACTTCTTACTTAATACCCTATGAAACTCTTAATACTAACAGACGGAATCAATGGTGTGGTTTACCATCGCATCTATGCACCACATTTGAGAATGCAAATAAACGGAGAAGCGGTGGTTGATGTCTGCCAATCACAAGCCGAATGGATGACGGTTGACCTTACACCCTATGATGTTGTTGTTTTCTCACGATGGCTTGGAAAGAATCAGTACGATGTCTTGAAACGAATCACCGATGCCGGGAAGCCTTATGTGATTGATGTGGATGATTATTGGGTGTTACCAAAATACAATCCAGCATACTGGGCTTATCGCAAAGGGATCAAGAACTCTATCAAGGATGCCATCAACTATGCGGATGCGGTATTCTGCACAACTCAAAAACTCGCCAATGAGGTGAGGACAATCAACGAGAATGTCTACATTGTGCCAAACTGCTTGGATACATCTCACAACCAATGGAAGCAACCAAAGGAGAAGAACGAGAGAGTGAAAATAGGATGGGTTGGTGGAATCACACACGAAGAGGATTTGAAGCTCATTGCCGATGACATCAATTCAATGGATGTGGATTTCTACATTTGCGGATACACACCGAGTGATCATTGGAACAACATCGTGAAACTGATTCCCAAAGCCAACATCGTTCAAGGAACTTCGGTATTTGAATACGGTGAGGTTTACAAGCACTTTGACTTCGTACTTGCACCACTTCAGGACAACCACTTTAACAACTGCAAGAGTGAGTTGAAGATTGTGGAAGCCGCTGCCTATTCTATCCCCATTATCTGTTCAGCAGTTTACCCATACTTATACCATACCGGAAATGATGGTGTAATCTTTGCAACTCAAAACAACTGGAAGGCATCCATTGAGAAGTTGATTGATGCTGGTCATTCGGTGAGACAATCAATGGGCGAATCAAATCGCATCTATTGTGAGACCTATCACAACCTTGAACTGCACAACCTAACACGATTAAGTGTTTATCAAAGTTTATGCAAATAACCTATCAAAGACCATATGTCACGAGTTATCAAAAAGACATCCTTGATTGTGATGCTCGTTTTACCATTACTGCTGCGAGTACAAAGACGGGCAAGACGGCATCTCACATCATATGGTTATTTGAACAAGCGTTAAAGTGCAAGGACAATCAATCTGTTTGGTGGGTTGCTCCGGTATACCAACAAGCGGAAATAGCATTCCGAAGGATGAAGTCACAAGTCACGGACAAGAACTTCTTCATCAGTAACGAAACCAAACTATTGTTGACGCTTCCAACTGGTGCAAGGATAGAATTCAAATCAGGGGAGAAGCCGGACAACTTGTATGGGGATGATGTGTATGCTGCGGTGATAGATGAGGCATCTCGTATGCGTGAGGAATCGTGGTATGCTATGCGTTCAACCCTAACTGCCACACAAGGCAAGTGCAAACTGATTGGGAATGTCAAAGGGAAAAAGAATTGGTTCTATAAGTTGGGCGAAAGGGCGAGAAGCGGTGAGAATGAGTATAAGTATTTCAAGATTACGGCATACGATGCGGTCAAGGAAGGCATTCTCAAACTTGAAGAGGTTGAACAAGCCAAACGAGATCTCCCACTTCATGTCTTCAACGAGTTGTATTTGGCAGAACCAGCGGATGACAAGACAAACCCATTCGGAATTGATGCAATCCACCGATGCATAGCACCATTAAGCAATAAATCACCAGTAGCATTTGGGATTGACCTTGCAAAATATACGGATTGGACAGTCATAACGGGATTGGATAACGAGAATCGTGTGTGTTATACGGACAGATTCCAAGCCGATTGGACACAAACCAAGAACAAAATCATTTCAGTTGTTGGGAAAACACCAGCCTATATAGACGCAACGGGTTTGGGTGATCCAATCGTGGAGGATTTGCAAAAGGTATTGCCAAAGATATTCGGGTTCAAGTACACAAGCCAAAGCAAACAACAACTGATTGAAAGTTTGGTGATGGAGATTCAAGGCAATAACATAAGATTTCCCGAAAATCCCTATGGTGGGGAATTGGAAAACTTTGAATTTGAATACACCCGTAATGGGGTAAGGTATACCGCACCTTCAGGTCTTCACGATGACGCAGTCAACTCCCTTGCACTCGCCAACGATTGCAAAAAACACAACAGACCGGGAACATTCTTTTTTGCGTAGTTTGTTTTATAGATTGGTAGCGTGTATATTTGTTGTATGATAAAAATAGAAAGTTTTAATGATTATTTTGTTGATGAAAATGGTGTTGTGTATTCGCATAAGTACAACAAATGGAAAGTGATGAAACAACAGAATCACCGAAAAGGATACAAAGTAGTTACTTTGGTTGACAAGGATTTTAAAAAGACATTGAAAGTACATAGATTGGTTGCGATGGCATACTTGAAAAACCCATTGAATAAAGAGCAAGTAAATCACAAGGATGGCAACAAGACAAACAATCATTTGTCAAACTTGGAATGGGCAACCCAATCCGAAAATCAAATACACGCACATCAATCCGGTTTAATGGACAACAAAATTCAAAAATTAAAACTTCTTTCATCAAAACCAGTTAAACACAAGGAGACCGAAAAAGTGTTTGATTCTTTAAAAATTGCTTGTGCTGAATATGGGTTAAAATACAAATCTGAATTTGCACGAATGAAGTATTATAACAAAAGCATATTTTGTCAACTATGAACTGGAACAACATAACCATCCACCAACTGCAAGAGATACACTCTTGTCGTGATATGTCCAACATTGAACGGACAATGAACATCCTTGCCATCGTTAACCATTGGTCAATGGACAAGGTGGAATCAATGCCGATTGATGACCTTACAAGAGAATTCAAAAAGTTGGAGTTCTTGAATGAGCTTCCAAACCGTCCTGTGCAATTTATGTTCAAGCATAAAGGGAGATATTTCCGATTGGCAAAAACACCAAACGAGATTTGCGGACACCATTTCATTGAACTCCAACAAGTGTTCAACGGAGATACGATTGAAAGCCTTCACAAGATAATGGCTTTACTTGCATACGAGGTGGATTTCTTCGGCAAGTCAAAGACCATCAAAGATGCACAAGCACACTATCAAGACAAGTGTGATTTGTTTCTGTCAATGGAAGTTCCGCTTCCCTATTCTTATTCGCTTTTTTTTTCGGCAGTTTATCCAGAGTTATTGAAAACTATCCAATCTTATTTGATCAAGGAGATGGAGAAGTTGAACAAGGAGATAACGCAAGTCCGTTAGGTTGGTTGGAATTAGTTGACAGAATTGTCAAAGGAGATCGTACAAAGTGGGATGCGATTCTCACAATGCCGTTGATTGAGTTCTTGAACACCATCGCATTCTATAAGCAGAAAACAAAGGAGAGACAGAAGCGAATTGAACAGGCAGCGACAAAGGGATTCAATGCTTATGTTGTGGCTTGTCTGCACGAAATGTTGTAAATGGAACGCATTCCAACGAGTGCTATTTTTGTGTGTGGCATTATCTATCACTCAACAACCCAATACTTATCATCCAGCATTCAATGACACGAACTTCGTGATCACGGAATCTTCAGGTGGTATCTACACAAAGGACAATTTCAAGTTCATTGCTGATGTCAAGGTCGCATCAACTACCGTTGCAAAACTCAAAGCACCCATCTATTTTGGAAGTACGAACAAAGGTGTGTTCAACATTGGGCGAATCTTGGAATCTTATGTGACTAACAATTGGGAGTTCACCGATTCATCACCAAGCGGATGCGTAAACTCATTCACGGATTACGAGGTTGAATTTGGTTATGAGTATTCACCATCAGCAACGGGAACAATCACCGAATACCTTGACTTGACTTCAGCAACTGGAACGGTTTGGAACGCATCATTGAATCCATTTGATTTGGTGACATATGCAGAAGGGCAATATCTTGCGACATCCACATCCGCAAAGTTCTTGACGAATGTGAGAACACGAACCATCCACAGAACGCAAAAGGATTGGCTCTATTGTTTGAAGGGAGATGCTACAAGCGTTTTGATTACTTACTCCGATGCCAGTACACAAACATTCTCTTTGCCATCTTCAAAGGTCGTGAGAATTCCTGTTGGAAGTCAATTGACAATACCCGGTGCAGCGACATTCTTTGATGTGGTGTTGAAGGCTGGAGGTACTTCCAAATCCGAGACATACAGATTCAATATCAAAGATGAATGCAGTAAGTACGAAACAACTGACATCTTCTTTATGAACCGTTTGGGAGGGTTTGAATCCTTTCGTTTTAATATGGTGAGGAGAGACAACTTTGAAGTCACACGGAAACAATTCCAACAGAACCCATACACACTCGGTACAACTTACGGATATCAAACATCGGCAAGAACTCGCACCAATTATCACACAGAGACAAGCCAAAAAATCAAACTGTTCAGCAATTGGATAAACGATACGGAATCAGTTTGGCTGAAAGACCTGATTGAATCTCCGGTGGTGTATATGTATGACGGCACTTTGTATGCGGTCAACATTGACAATGCCAACTATGAGCAGAAAAAGACGGTACAAGATAGGATGTTCAATTTGGAACTTGACATCACTCTTTCATTCGCTGACAAATCGCAAAGGATATGATCAGGTTATTGGTCAACAACACCCCAGTTGATTTGTCTGCTGATTTTGACATCTCAATCAACAAGGCAATTGCCGACATCCGTGAACCACAATCACGATCATCGGAGTGGACAAAGACAATCACCATCCCCGGCACGGCACAAAACAACAAACTATTCTCCCACATCTTTGAGGTTGAACACACGGTTCGCACATCCACACAATTCGCACCCGATTTCAACCCTAACAAGAAAGCATCAGCAGTCGTTCTGTTGGATGAGATAGAGCAGTTGAGGGGATTCATCCGCTTGATTCAAATCAATGTCACAGATAGCACGGCAATCGTTTATGAATGCAGTATTCACGGACAAACTGCTGATCTATTCACCACCATTGCAGAACGCAAACTGAATGCGTTGGATTTCAGCGAGTACAATCACTCATTGTCATCAGGCAACATCTTCAATTCGTGGGACACAAGCATCATCAAGAACGGAAGCCCACAATCTTTTGCATATGGTAGTGGGTATGTGTATTCAATGATTGACAAAGGTCACGTGAGAAACATTGCATATTGGCAGTATAACGAACTCACACCTTGTCTTTACGCAAAGACCATCATTGACAAAATCTTCACGGGTGCTGGTTACTCATACACGAACGATTCCTTTTTTAATACTGACCGATTCAAAAGGTTGATTGTGCCACCACCAAATGGATTGATTGCATCATCTACGCAATTGACAAACCGATTGTTTTTGGCAAGTCGTTTGACAACACCACAATCATTGCCTTTGGGAACTACGCTGATATTCAACAACGATACAAGCGGTGGTGCTTTTGACAATGGTGGAAACTACAACCCAACTACGGGTGCTTATACTGTCCCAGTTGGTGGTACTTATTCCTTCTTCTTAGGATTGGGGATGACCTTGACACTTGATCCTTCATACCGTCCAGTATTGGATGCCGAGATAGACATCAATATCGGTATGTATGTGAACGGAGTTTTGAGGTCAACTAAATATATCTCTGTATTCCCAACATTTTTGCCACCAGTTTTGGAGTTTGCCTTTGCAAATGTGGCTCTTTCTGGTAGTGATGTTGTCACTTTTAAGTTAACTCAACTATATGATTGGGTTGATGAATACACATTGACCAATTCGGATTTCACAATGAATCTAAATGTGAATTCAACAGTTGAGAATGACATCACCGCTTATACCTTCCAGTATGGAGAAACCGTGGATTTTGGAATCTTCTTCAATACAGAGGTAAAGCAAAGTGAATTGCTGATGTCATTTGTCAAGATGTTTAATTTGTACATTGAACCTGACAAAGATCAACCCAAGATTCTACGTTGTGTTCCCCGTGATGAGTTCTACAATGGCAGTCAATTAGATTGGACAGACAAATTGGATTATTCACAACCCGTGGAGATTGTGCCAATGGGTGAATTGGATGCAAATCCTTATGTGTTCAGTTACAAGCAAGGCAAGGATGATGGCAATGTCACCTACCAAGAGAACTATCAAACCACCTACGGACAAAGAACCTATCAGGTGGACAATGATTTTGTCAAAAGTGAGAAGAAAATTGAGCTTGCTTTTGTACCTACGCAAATAAAGAACTACGACATCGGACAAAAAAACCTTGTGTTATCCTCTGTTGTAGGCAAAGAGGATGGTGATTTGAGGGTGTTGTATTATGGTGGATTGGTTAGTGGTGTAAGTATAAGATTTCTTACATCTTTTGCTGGAACTTTTTCATTGAGTGCAACCAAAGTTAAGACATCAATTCCATTGACAATCCATTATGATTCACTTTCCAACCCGACAATTGATCTTTTGTTTGGTATGCCGAGAGAAGTTGGTATCGGTGCTGGGTACAATTACACCAATGCAAACCTTGTCAATACTTATTATTACAGATTCATTCAAGAGATCACCAACAAGAACTCTAAAATAGTTAGAGCATATTTTCGCATCACTCCAACTGATTGGTACAACCTACAATTCAAGAATCTGTATTTCTTTGAAGGGCAATACTGGAGATTAAACAAGGTTGAAAACTACAACCCAACAGATGAAGGGGTGTACTTGTGTGAATTCTTGTTGGCTCAATTCATCCCACCCGCCACAATCACCGTTAAAAAGATGGGTGCTGGAACTGCACAAGGTGCACATACAGACATCTATGGTGATGTGTATCCCGGTGGTAAATTCCCAATCAAACCCGGCATCAGCGGAGTTGGAGTTGGCACAAGCGAAGGAAGTGGAATCTTTGTTGGTGAGAACTTCAGCGGAAACGGAATCAACAATAGTGGATTTGGGTCAACCGATATTCACTATCCTGATGGGGTTGATGGTTCGGTGGTTATTGTTTCAAATGATTTCCAACCTACCAAATCCGATACACTCTATATTGGCAATTACGAAATGTACCCAGCCTTTTTAAGTGGTGGTGCAGTTAAGACAGTAACAACCAATTACGATGCAACCAAAGATGATTGGTTGATTCTATGCGATACAACTGCTGGAAGCATCACGGTCAATCTACCTGATCCGAGTGGGTTGCAAGGCAAACATTGGATAATTAAAAAAACGGCAACTGCTCATTCCGTAATTATTTCCACAATTACAACGGCAAAGATTGACGGAGTGGATTCACACACGGACAACCAACTCAATGGATTTGATTGGGTTGCTTGTGACGGAACTAATTTTTACATAATAAGCGAAGGACACTAATGGCATTAAACGCAAGTATTGACTTAACCGTCAACAAACCTGACTTCAAATCAATGAAGGCAGAAATCCGAGAACTGACAGTCGCAGCACAACAAGCCGTGATGCAGTTTGGCGAATTCTCACC